TAAACGCGTTGGTTAAATTCATCACATTTCGTCTAATATCTCTAGCATTAGTTCCTTCTGCGCCATCTGCATTTGCATAATGAGCTCTTAGGATAGCATTGTGTTCGGCTGCATTGCCTGCAGTTAACCGTTGACCTTCTCGTTCAATAGCATTCTTCTCATACCCTAATTTAGTTGCATCACCGTGAATACCCGCTTGTAATTTAGCGGCTTGTTTTTCTAAAGCGCGTTTTTCATTAGCGGCTTGTTTATGTTCAACACTATTAAACCCAAAGTTAGCGGCGGCAACAGCTTCTGTGCGTTGAGCTTCTTCCATTCTTCCACGAAGTTCATCAAGCTTATCCATCCGACCTGCAATAGCTTTCTTAGACTCGCCATAAGCAGACAACCCTTTAGATGCACCTTCACCAATATTAGCAAACGCATTAGGTGAAGTCCCTGACATCGTAGCAAGGCCTGCTTGCATAAGAGCCATCCAAGGCGCTTTGTCTTCCTCACCTTTAAGTGACGCTTCACGCGCACTGATGCGCTCTTCCTGTTTTGCAATTGCAGGGTTAGTACCGATAGAACTTAAATACCTATCTCTTTGAGCGTTGGGGTCTAAGTCAGCTCCAGTATAAGCAGGTGCATAGTCTGCTTCATCAACTTGATATGGCGTATCACCGCCCTCAGCAAAAGCAATAATCCCACCCCCTGCATAGTCACTTTCATCAATGCCACTAGGTAGAGAGTCAATACCACGAGGTTCTGGAGCTTCTTCCACTTGGCGAGCCATGTGCTCTTGCATGACATCATTATGAGCGGCGTCTAGGATTTGCTGTGCTACGGGTGGTTTAGGTGCGCCTTGTTGAAGCGCTTGTTGCTGCGCCATCGCTTGCTTCTGCGCCATTGCTTTTTGTAGCATGGGGACTACAACATAGTCGGGTACACCGTTTTGGCGAGCTTTAAGTAGCTGGTCAACAGAATACATAGAAGGGGTATTCATCATCTTATTTTCCTCCTTTCATCGCGTTATACACCGCTAAGTCACCGATACCACCACTCTTAGCTTTAGGCTCTTTAATAACACCGCCTTTCTTTTTAAATGCTTGGTACGCACCCACACCCGTAGCAGCTAACCCAGCTACTTGAGACAGAGGGCTTGGTGCTGGGGTATACCCTGACATACTACTAGTCTGTACACCGTTAAGTACGTTACCAATATTACCCATGATTTCCCAAGGATATTTCTGTTGATAGTCGTTGTAACTAATAGCATTATTAATAGCCTGTTGACCAAGCGCTTGTTGCTGTGCACCATAGGTATTTTGCATATTCGCGATAGATTGTTGTTGTGCTAACTGCTGATTACCAATACTAGCTAGTTGTTGACCCGCACTCCCTGCCAGCCCGTACCCAGCTTGCGCTGCACCTACACCAGCAAGTCCTGTTTGAGCCCCTTGCAGAGCTTGTGCTTGACCTGATAACCCTACTCCAGCACCTTGAAGACCGTACTGCCCTGCATTAGTAGCAGCACCCACACCAGCAAGTCCCGCTTGAGCGCCTTGCATACCTTGAGAAGTACCTTGTAGCTGAGTACCCACTCCCGACAAACCTACACCAGCACCTTGCATAGCAGCCTGCTGACCTTGAATACCCGTTTGTACACCTTGAAGACCGTACTGCCCTGCACTTAATGCAGTATTAGCACCAGAAAGACCTACCCCAGCCCCTTGCATACCTTGAGCCGTACCAGCAAGTTGTGCATTAACACCAGAAAGACCTACACCAGCACCTTGCATAGCAGCCTGCTGACCTTGAATACCTGCTTGTACACCAGCAAGTCCTGTGTTAGCCGCAGCGTTAGCTGCACTAGTACCAGAAAGACCTACCCCAGCCCCTTGTATACCTGCTTGTTGCCCTTGCAAGCCAAGATTAGCGGCATTGAGGATGTTACCTTGTGCACTGTTATACGCTGTGTTGTACGCATCTCCAACCGTCTTAGCTTGTGCTAATGCAAGCCCTTGGTCAGTTAAGGCTTTTTGAACAGCTTGACGGCTACCCCCATAAGCTCCTTGTTGAGCTGCACTGGATTTATTTTGTTGGTTAGTTATATCCGCTTCCTGACGCTGAAGGGCTAGTGTTGGCTGGAGAGAATTAGCTAAATAAGGGTTCATGTTATTGAACACTACATTCTGGTCTTGAGCCGCTTGACTGTAATCTTGTCCAGCATAAGAAGCTTGGCGTCCGTAGTCAGCACCTTGATTACCATAAGTAAGTGCTGCATTACCTATAGTTTGAGCGTTTTTTAGAGCTGAACTTGCCCCTGCATTCCCTATTTCAGCAGCGTTTACCCCCGCATTTGCGCCCATTTGACCGTAAGTATTACCACTCGTAACAGCTAAGTTTTGACCAAGAGCACCAGCGTCAGCGCCTTGCTTCCCATAAGTAAGCCCTGCGGTACCTATGGTTTGAGCGTTATTTATAGCCGAACTTGCCCCTGCATTCCCCATGGCAGCTGCATTAATACCCGCATTAGCACCCATTTGACCGTAAGTATTACCGCCTATAATACCAAGACCCTGACCCGTTGTTCCCGATATGGCACCAAGCGTACCGTAGTCAAGTGCATTGTTACCTAAGTTATACGCATTTTGAGCAGATGCGTCAGCCGCTGCGTTACCTATTTTAGCCGAGTTAAGACCCGCTTGATACCCAGCACCACCATAGTCAAGCGCTTTTGCAGCTGTATTAAGACCTCCTTGTGCAGAGATATTAGATAGATCAGCCGCTGTTTGGTTTTGCTCAGGTAGACCCATTTGAGCCGCAGCAGAGTAAGACATATTCTGCAAAGCTGTTGCCGGCGCTACCGTTCTGTTAGGGTCGAACTTATTTTTATCGGGGTCAATGAGAAAATCAGCAGGCTGGTAAGCGGTAATGCCTGTAGGATTAATTTTAGCAGACCCAAAACCGCCAGAAGAGTCTAAAATACCTAATTTGGTAAGGTCTGCTGTGGTTACGCCACCAGGCGCATACCCTTTCACTTCACCGCCTTTTGCGTAATTAGACGTTTGAGGTTCCCAATCTGCAGCCATTTTAGGCGCAGGTTTTCCAGGATTATCCGCAGAGGTAAACCCTTGTTTCATCATAGAGTTTAAAAGCACTTCATAATAAGGTTTTAACTCAGTTGGAATATTACGCTGTTGCACAGTTGTGTTCTGACCGCCCCCGCTTCCGCCACCATAAAATGTCGGTACGATATAGGTTGTGAAATACTTTTTAAAACTTTTAATCATCATAGTGATACTTCCAGTAAGGTACTGCGGGGTTGAAAGTCAAAGCGTCTCCAGAGTCTTATGATAGCAGGTCTTCCATAACCTTGAATCATCGTAGCTCCCCGTGCTTTAAATAAATTTTTCAATTGGGTAAAACTATCTTGGGTAGCAATCAACTTACCGCCTACGGCTGTGATAAACGCAACTCGATGCAGTGGGTAGTTAATATACGAGATAGTTGCAGCGCCTCTCATTACATTATTCTCATCTACAGCTACAAAAAGCTCCCAATTACCACTAACAAGATAGCTTAGTACGTGGTCATCATTATACGTCATGTTAGCTGAATTCTCACCACTCCCTTCCTGCAAACCAGCCACAATGTGCGGTCTCGCTAAAGGCCATGTCTTCTGCACAAACTCAAGAGGTACTGCGTGGACGGTTACCATAGTTAGTCGTAGTTTGATTAATAAGGAGTAGTCACTACAGGTTTAGGTCTTCTGTTTTTAGGCATATCTTGTTGGTTAGCTACCCCTGTGTTTTGGATGGCTGGTGTACCTGACGCACCAGTGTTAGGCGTTAGTAGTGATGTAATAGGCGCTCCAACCCCAGTTGCGGAGGTATTCATATTATCCGGGGAAGTAAAACTATTAACATTAGGGTTACCAGCTATCCCTACAGCCCCTTGTTGTTTCTGCTGTGTTATAGCGGCATCTAATTCAGGAGTATAGAGTTTACCTGGAGAAAGTAAGGCTGTATTCTGTACAAAACCATTTTGGTTCTGGTTTAGTAGCTGTGCGCCTATATCCGCATCCGATTTACCAGCTACCCCTACAGCCCCAGTATTACCCGATGTAATATTATCCGTACCCATACCCGATTTTATAGAGTCGTTACCAAGCCCTCCAACAACAGTAGGGTTTTTAGATGCGTAAAACAGCTTATCAAACTCAGGCATAAATCTTTGTGTTGGGTCAAGATTATTGTCGAGTGCAAAAATAAGTCGCTCCGAATCTTCTTTTCCGCGACTATCACTAAATATGCCCCGTGCCACTTCAGCCGCTGCTGTTTGTTGTGCAATTCTACGCTGAGTATCAAGTTGGTCTGCCGCTCTGAGCCGTGCCTCCAATGCAGGGTCAACTATACCTTTAGGCCCCCTGGTTTTAGGCATGGTTGTGTTAGTCACAAGAGACGTAATACCACTCGTATCTGCTGCGGCTTTATCTGCTGCGGCTTTATCTGCTGCGGCTTTATCTGCTGCGGCTTTATCTGCTGCGGCTTTATCTGCTGCGGCTTTATCTGCTGCGATTTTGTCTAAATAATCTTGGTAATTACCAGTAGGGTTATATGTATAAAACCCTAACCCAGTTAACGTACCATCAGCGTTATAATATAAAGCTTTTTTAGCAGCCTCCGCTTTATCTGCGGCCTCCTTAGCTATTCTATCTTGTTCTGCTTTATGCAGTGCATCGGCGGTTGCTTTATCTGTAATAATGGGTTTGGTTAAAGTACCAGATTCGTCAGTAATAGTTGCGCCAGGAACATTTTTTAGCGTTGTGTCAGGAGTAAACCCAGACGCACTTGCCTCTGCTGTTTTTACATCCCCTCCCATGGGCGTATTAGTTAAATTCCCCCCAGCTATATTCCCATTAGTTAAATTTCCATTAGCGTCTAGGAAATTTGCTTCAGGTACTTTCATTTTAGTGGGGTCAGGAACACCCGGTTTTGCCTTAACTGTATCGTTTGGTAGCGTTTGGTTTTGGTATAGTTGACGAAGTGCAGGGGGCAGCGTTGAACCTGCCTTATTAGTTGGGTCGTACTCTCCGCCAGCAGAGTTGGCTAGTTTTACTAAATCAGAAGCTGTAGCGTTTGTAGTGAAAGGTTTACTTAGGCTTGCTAACTGCGTTGATGTCATTGCAGCGGGTTGCATTGAGTCAAGAGAACTTGTATACCCTGATGCAAACGGGTCTTTGTAGTTGGATAACATCCCGTTTAAAATGTTTGAGTATGGCGATGTAGGATTAGACACCAGCTTACCCGAAGCATCCAATGTAGGCGCACGGTAAACCCCTTTGTTAGGGTTGTAAGACTGTGTAAAATCAGTCATGTCCTTAGAATCTATCTGTCCACCAGTATAAGCAAAGTTACCGTTAGCATCTTTATAACTCCCTTTAGTAAGTAACCCTGTAATCCCGTTACCAGTTGTGACTGGACCGCCAACTACCGTATCAGTTGAGGCTGGACCACCAACTACCGTACCAGAAGACGTAACCCACCCACCTTTGTCACTCGTTTTAAGACCTGATACATTAGTGTTGTAGTTTTGTGCTAAAGTACCAGCGGGGTCACTTAAAAGCTTATTTCTAGCGGTTATATATGCACTACCTTGATTACTTCCTGCTTTTGCAAACGAGGGGTCGGTAGCTTTAACTGCATCCTCAACAGCTGTGTTAAGTTTAGACCTAAAGCTTTGCAAAGCATCAGGCGACCCGTTGTACACATTTTTTAATTCCGTATCTGAAAATAAAGGCTTTCCACTTTTATCATAGAGACTACCGTATTGTTTTTTTATATCTGCTAACGAGCCCGAGGGTGTTACTAATGTGGGTGCAACAACAGTATTAAAACCTTTAATAAAAGCATCAGGGTTATATGACGAACTCGCGCCTGCCCCAATTAAGTCTCCAGATTCTAAATCAACTAGTTGCGAACTTTGTTTAGTAGTATTTGTACCATTTACAATATCTTTAGCTGCCGAAAACATAGCGTTATTCAAAGCTACTGTAGCAGTCTTTTGTAATGTTTTGGATGGTAGAATTATATCTTGGTAGTCTGCTATTTCATAGGGTGTACCGTCAGCTTTAAGTAAACCTTTTGGTAAGTTTGATTGTAGCCATTCTACCCCTAATTTAAGAGCAAGGTCCTGATTTTTAGTATCAGCCTCAGTGTAATACTTTTTGACGTAATTTAGCTTCTCATTAAATGTCTTACGGGTAGGCCAATGTATACCAATATCCTTTGCGTCTGAGCCGCTTGCTTGAGCTTTCCACGTATCCCTAAATTTTCGGTCTTGGGGGGTTGTATAATCAGTAGTCATGTCTGTCTCCTAAGCTGGCAAGTGTTTATAGGCTTTTGGGTTGTCTGAGAACTTACCTTTGCCAGTTGTTTTTCTCCGGTCCGATTGAATACGGTCCATCATTTGATATAAGCGTTTAGCTCCTGCATCCGTTGAGCCATTACCTAATTCAGAGACAATACGCGCGGGTACTACGAACTCCCCCTCAGCCAATCGAGCAGGTTGCTTACCACCAATAGAAGCAGGGATATCGTCAGAAACGCCATCGCCAGGGCCTTTAAGTAATCGTCCGCCATCAGAATACCCTCCTAAATCAGAAATACCACCGTGTGCCATCAGTTGCACAGAGTCACCCATATAACCTTGGTTGTTTGACACTTCGTTGCGGTTAGGAATATCAAGCGTTCCAGGGTTTTGCGTCTGTGGTGTTTGGTCGTAATTGTCTAAATCAGTAATACCCCCCGCTGCAAACTGAGGTCCATAAGGCTTATATACGTTAGGGTTCCACTTATAGTTACTACGAATACCTTTTTGTTCTGGAGGTGAAGGGTTAGAGGTTAGTGCATTATCTAAAGCCATGTTAGTTGCACCACCAATTACTGTGGAAGTTAAGCCTGGGTTATTTGCAGCAAACTGACCAATACTACCACCCATCTGACCTAAACCGCCAGCAGCTGCGCCACCTACACCACCAGATACAGCGCCCGTTAACATACCTCTACCAACGTCTTTACCTTGAGCACCAGCAAGTAGACCGTTAATACCAGCACCATACACTGCATTCTCAAGAGCTTTACCACCTATTGCATTTCCTGTTTGCCCTGCATCCGCTATGCCTGCTTTACTTAAAAGCTGTGAACCCCACGATGCATTTGCCTCGTTAGCTGCTACATTTTTTGCAGCGAAGGTAGTAGGGTCTAATGCGCCTTGACTTGCTTGCACTGGACCTTGTACTACTGGTGCTGGATTTGCGGCTGAAGTTAACGCTGGGTTTGTTGCTGGAGCTACTACTGAATTTATTGTACCTGGTGCAGCTAAAGACCCCGATGTTACTTCTCCAGTAATAGGAGCAGTATTAGCACCTAAACCTTGAGTAACTACACCAGAAGATTGTAATCCCGCATTCTCTACTACAGGAGCTGCCGTTGCTGTAGCTGTCGGTGCTGCCGTTGCTGCGGTTGTTGAAGCTACTGGTGCCGCTGCCGCGAAGGGTGTTGCTGCCGCTCCTTGTGCTCCTATAGCACTTGCTCCCATAGTTGCACCACTTAAAGCTGCGCCCGCTCCAGCACCTAAACCGCCAATGCCGCCCATTAAAGCCCCTTCACCAACATCTCCGCCAGTAAGGGCAGAAACACCCGCACCAATACCAGCACCAGCAGCACCCGTAGCAGCGGCACCTAAAGCAGCAGCGCCAATACCACCAGCAGTAACAAGCCCAGCACTAGCTGCTGAAGCGGCAACCATACTTGCAATAAAACTCATAAACCTTCCCCAATTAACTGTTGTGTTTTTAGCTCGTACTCTTCAAAAGAATCAGATACAAGCGCTTCTTCGATAGCGTCAATGCTATCAAGGTCAGTTCGATGAACTGTGATAAATGTGCAATCTGTTTCAGCGTAGCCTAGGCGTTTAATACCTGGCTTATCGACTGTGATGTAAGGTGCGGTAACAACTGTAGACGTTTCACCGTTTGTGATGCGAAGTGTTCCCTGAGCTAGAATACCAATGCTTTCGTGATTGTGAATCTTACCTGTAAGCAAACAGCCTTTAGGTATAAAAAGAGACCGGCAATAAACACCGCTCAGATGATAATGCTCCGCTGGCGAATCTACCTGAGGCATAGCCTTCATAAGGGCTTCTAATTCTAAGATTTTTGGCATATTGCCAGTAGTTGCTAAATCGCTCACGATACCTCCAAAGTTTAGCTAATAATATCATGAGTATAGTGCTGAAACAAACGTAGCCGATAGAAGAACCGGCGGTATCGCAGGGGAGAATGAATTAGCCGCTTCTGCTTTTATTATAACGCCCACATGGTCAGCTGCCCAGTAAAGCTCAAAGTAATCTCCAGCATTCATTGGAAGTACAAAATTCCATGCAGCTACCATCTCAGAACTACTAGACCCCGTTAGCTGAAGCTTAGTATTAGAGTCAGGAATATCTACCCCATTTACTCTAGGCCACACCCACGCAGACATCGTACTGCCAGCCGTCTTAGCCAGCTGCGCAGAGAATTGAAAGTTATAATATCCCGCTACATCTGTTACGATGTGAGAGGTCGTTGTTCCAATAGCAACTTGGTTTGATACGGCTGTATTGTTAAACGGTATGGCGTAAGCTGTATTTATAACAGGTATCGTCTGCTGCGTAGTCAAATAAAAACTACCAACAGGAAATTTAAAAGCAGCTCCCCCTGCAGTGCTCAGCAGGGATTGGAACGTGTTATCAAGTTGATTGAAGTATAAGCGCAGTACGTTGTTTAATTGGTCAAGGTAGTTACGGCTATATTGCACCTCAGCAAAAGGTAAACTTGGTGCTTTAGGGGTTTGGACTGTATTACTCATCCTCTTTGCCCGTCTTGCTTAATTTCGAGTCGCATAGCACCCAACTGCCACATAGACCCTAACTGATTGTTATATACTTTAAAAGAAAACTGTCTACCACGCACACGAATAAAAACTTGTCCTGTAAACTGCTCAATAGGTACTACAGCTGTACGTGTTACCGCCGCACTATCGCTTCCGCCAACAGACGCTGGGTCTGTATACCCACTCCCTGCGTTCATCAAAGGGATGATAGAAAGTGTTGCTGTTGGGTTCTCTGTTGTAGAACCCCTAAACGTCATATCAGGCAGGATTCTGCGAATAAACACAAAGTTGTGCCCGTCATCAATATCAGTTTCAGAGCTTGTAATGTAAGACTCAATAGCTGTGGGCGTAGCTGTTTCGTTATTATCAAGACCACTTTCGTGGTTAACTAAGTTATTTGAGTAAGTAGCTGCAAGAGGGAATTCTAAAATCCCAGAGTCAAGCCAAGCGGTGCGACCCATCGTGCCGTAATACCATATATCTTCAGCGTAATTATAGATTGCATATTTGTCCACCACAGTGCTACCGGCAGAGCAGTAGAACCACCAGACTTCGTTAAACCCTTCATTGGTGCTGGCAGAGACTTGCTCTGCTTGTTGTGCATTGAAATCATTAAATATGTACTCCCGTAAGTCGCAGTTTTGTGTTTGCACACGACCATCGTATTTATAAAATTTATCTCGCCCCATCCAGTACACAACACCCGAAGCCAAAGCAGCTGCGTTCTCACTTACAATAGAGATGTTGTCGCCCATAAGCTGTGCATTCCACACGAGTGGATAACCTAAGTACTGCATAGAGTAGAGCGTAGAATCAGTCCAAACTAGAATCTCTTGGCGTGTTTGAAGTGCGGTAATAATCTGAGAACCACGAGTTAGTGTCAGTGACCCTGCTTGGTTAGTAGTAGACGGTGTCCAATCAGCAGCATTCTCTTGGTCAGACCAACGTATTAACAATGGGCTTTGAGCAGATACACCGTAGTCATTAGCGCCAAAAGCAAATACAAAGCGGAAAGTATCGGATACTGTAATGTAGTTCTGAATAACGGGGGCATCTGATGCACCGTTAATAGTCGTTAAATTTACTGCGCGTGCTGAGATAGACTGGGTACCTGACCCTGCTACAGTAGCGTTAATTAGAGCCCCTGATGGCGTAGCTGAGACATTAAAAACACCCGATGCGTAATTGCGGATATAGTAAGTTGTACCCGTTTCAATTCCTGTAGGTAAAGCACCAGTGGTCTCAAAGACTATCGGTGCGCCTTCTGTATATTGGTTTGCTGTTGTTACCACTGCTGGTGACGCTACAGGGATTACCGCTGTAGTGGATGATATACTGCGGTTTGCATAATAATAGTACATAGCCCCAGTGCGAGGACCAAACACAAGGTCTTCACCATAATTACTCTGAGACCAAAGACGTAATGAATCGGCTGTAAGCGTACCACTACCCCATAACCCCAGACCCCAACCACCAGCACCCCACCCCGTTACAGGATTTTGTACTGAGGGACCAGTATTAATCTGGTATACAGCACGAACTGTACCCCCGTTTCCAGTGTCTAAGCCGGTTGCCGCTACGCTAACACTAATGGTATACGTATTAGCACTTATATAAGTAATCTGATGCTCGGTATTAAGTACTGCAGCAGTGATAGCCCCACCTAAAGATGACGCACCATTATAAGTGACAAAATCCCCATTAAGACAACCATGTGAAGGTGCCGTAACTGTAATTATTTTTGAGCCACTAGATGCTGCAAAAGGTGTAGTTAAGTTAGTTGCTGTGCGAATAGGTGTAATATCGTAGTATTGGCTACCACGAGAAATATAAAACTTTGTATTTGTCCCAACACCGACCAGTGTAATCTGCGAAAGTGTTTGCCAAGCCCATAGTGAGCGGCATACTCCATTAAAGGTAGCACTAGAGATGCGATTCCAGCCTCCTATCTTTTGAGGTGAGCCTTGACGAAAACGAACCTTGTCGCAATCATACCATCCGCCTTCTGTGTGATAGCGGGTATTCTCTCGGTTTATTCCGCTCTTGACCGTGAGTTTTTTAAGACCGATTGATGGCATAATTTAGTCCTGTTTATCCGTTCCAACGTGCGATTTTACCATCACGAACATCAATATGCGTAAAAGAATTGTAGCGTCCAAGACCTTTGCAATCATCATCAAAATGCTTCATGAGATATTCTTGCACTTCTTTGGGCGGTACGTCTTTTACTTTAATATCGGCTGCGTTACCTAAAACGTGTTGACTATGCTTTGCACCACCCGCTTTCGTGTTGTGCGCTTCACATCTTCTACCGCTCATAATGGTAATTGGCTTGCCAAATGATTCTCTGATGCGATTAAGTAGCTCTACGAGCTTAGGGTTAACGTCTTTTTCACCACACCCGCAGTGACACGCAAATTCTTCTGGTTTGAAGTATTTGTTCATATTATTTACCTTCAGATACAAATAATCCAATCATACCAAAAACAACACCTGCCGCAGTCAAACCATCATGGATAGGACCAGCTTCAATATTCATACCCGCCATAGTTGCTAAAGCCGCCACACTCGCGTGTGTAGAAGGCTCTTTTAAACGAGCCGTTAAATAATTCCATGCTTTAAGTAGTTTGTTCATAATATATTACCTCTTAGTTAAATAGGGATTCTTCTTACTGCTCTGACGTAAAACCCAACTATTTTATTTCCCGCAGCTTGTTGCCCAGTAGAAAAATTTTGTACCCACGCCGACCCAGAATTAAATTCAGTAGAAGACCAATAGTCGCCAGAGGCAAACGCATTTGTTTCCCCAGATCTAAAACCACCAGCACCCGTTCGAGCAGGAGAAAAACTAGTATAATTAGTACTAATAGGTTCTGGTGATACCGCATTAGCATTTGAACCACTGCTGGTATTATTGGATGTTACAGTTGGTTTTAAGTTGTAATATAAAACCTCAAGCTCATTTTTAGAAGGTAAATACCAATCACTATACACATCAATTGTAAGATTTTCGCAAAAAGTTGCGGCTTCATAAGTTACCCCTAGTGCCGCTAGTGACGCGCTATTTGTAGGCCCGTCAATCACTGACGTAACTCCTGTTGTTACACCGTCTACACCCCAAGTTTTAGCTCCTGTTTGCCCGGTTGATTTAGGAGCAACAATTAGATAATGCGTAGCAGTACCTCCACCACCTACAGCTATTTTACCTGCATAAAAACCACCGCCATAAGCTTCACCTATAGTTGTCGGGCCTGCGGGCCCATAAGTTCCGCCAAGCACTGCTTGCATAATACCTGTCATGACACATTACCCGATACAACGCATACGGTACCACTTAAAAACAAAATAGTGGCAAGTCCACGAGTAGCTAATGTAATGGTTGCTTTATCTGCATCTGTACCACCAATGTAAGCTGTCGTGATTGTCATTGTCAGTGTAACGCTACCCGAAGTGTTATTAAAAATAGACACGGCATCACCGGCAGAAAATGTTGCATCTGGTACGGTAATAGAGCCACCAGAGCCAACACTAATATATTTACCAACGTCTGTTGTCACCAATGGGTATGAAGTTACTTTATCACTGCCAGATTTAGGGATATTTTTATACCCTACAGCATTTGTCCCATCTGCTGTACAGTTTGTTAGCGTACCACTTGCAGGTGTTCCTAATAAGGGCGCAACTAAAGTCATACCACTAGGCAATGTAGTTGCCGCAGTTAAATTAGCCGCAGTACCCGAGGTATTTTGATTCCATGTTGGTACCGTACCGCTTAAATTAGCATATGTGTATCCAGTACAGTTTGTTAGCGTGCCGCTTGCAGGTGTTCCTAGCGCACCGCCTGTTGAGTATTTATCATTAAACGTGTTCCAGTCTGTGTTAGTTAAATACCCACTAACCGAAGTGGTAGCCGCAGGAATACTAATAGCAGGAGTTAATCCGCCGCTTGATACTATAGGGGATGTACCAGTTACTGAAGTAACCGATGTACCTGGCGCAATCTCGACAAAATCAGAACCGCTCCAAGCCACTAAAGTTGTTTTACCTGTAGGGATAGTCACACCAGTAGTAGGTCCTGTAACCCCTTTGATAACAACTGACCCCGATGCTTGGTTGATAATAACGTATATTTTACTTTGGTTAGGTGCAAGGATTGAACGTGTAGTAGCCCCATTAGTCCCTGTAGGAATAAGCACCGCCGCTCGCGCAGTATCATCTGCACCATCAATATCAGTTAGTGTCCAATTACTAGAGGTAACGTCCGCTGTTTTAGAACCTGCGATAGCTGTTTCAAGTAAAGCAGTTAAACTATCATTGATTGTGGTACCCCAAGTACCCGATTCTGTACCCGGTGTAGGTTGAGCTAACCCTAAAAGCGCTGTGTAAGTAATACTCATATTTATTCCTGATAAGTTATGACGGGTGTCCAGTTAGGGGTTTGTGTGTTTGTTATATTAGCCCAGTTAGCCGTTTGGGTATCATCAATAGGCTCCCATAAGAACCTAAACGCATAGTTATCAGCTAAGGTGATGCTGTTTGCACTTGCAGTATAGTATATACTTCCTGCCGCGCTGTATCCATCAGATAAAATATTAGGTTCAGAAAGCGATACACCGTAACTTGTAAGTGGGGACTGAGTATCTAATATCGCGATAGTCTCATCTTGAGCTACCCCATAAGACGATATAGGTGCGTAAGTATCTGATAGAGTTAATACAGCACTTAAATCTACTAAATAACTTAACTCAACAGTATAGCTTTCAGATAACGTAATAGGCTCTGATACACTTTTATCTATAGAAACAGCTGATAGACTCGAGTCGGATAAAGTAATAGGCTCTGATAATGCTGAAACATATGATACTAAACTACCATACGAATCTATAAGCGTAATAGGCTCTGATACTGATTCAAAATAGCTAGGCGCTGATGGGGTAGATAAACTAGCAAATGGCGCGTCAGCAAATGCAGAGAAACCAAACATCACTCAATCACTTTAGGTAAATTAAAAAACACTCTTGCTTCATCTTCACTGTCAAACCAATACCAACCTTCTACAGGTAATGTGTAGTCTTCTTTGTGGTCTGCAAGCAGTAAATAGTCTGCACCAAATACCGAATTTGGTGCTTCAAGTAATTCACCGTCTACTTTAAAAAAGCTCATAATTACCCCGTAATTGCCCAACCACGCAATGTGGCTTGTGATGTATTGAGTATTCTAAATGCAAGCGTAGATGCCACTGCTGTTGTCGCGGCTGGCCTATCTAAAACAACAGATACGTTGGTGTTAATCGTTACAATTTTTGCATTGTATTTTAGCGTACCAGAGCCATCCGTTGTTAATGTTAATGCAGAACCCCCAGACGTGGCCGACACTTGGAATGTATTGGTGGTTGCGCTAATTACATAATAGATTGTATTGATTACAATCCCTGTTGTTGTCGTAATAACAGAAAACGACACCATATCGCCATTAGATAAACCATGACTTGCAAGCGTTACTGTATCGCCTGCATCTTGAAATGTTACCGACGCGCCTGTGGTAATTCCTGTACCTGTGCCGCTAACCGACATTCCCGTTGATAGTCCTGCGGTGCTTGCCATTGTAATTGTAGTAGACTGCGCTGCGGTTGTGCCTGTTAAGCTGACTGCTGTATCTGCACCGGGATTTGTTGTAATTGTTAGCGTTTGAGATGTGCCAATACCTAAGTTTGAAAACAGTAATTCTAAAGACGTTTTTGATAGCTTTAGTGCTGTGACAGAAAAAGTGAACCTAAACCCTGTCATTGCTATTTTGCTTAGGTTTACACATGTTGAAAATATACTGCTAGGAGCTCCGTTTACTGAGGATGCGTTTAATGCAGGTAAAGAAGTTAATGATGAACACCCACTAAACATACTACCCATACTAGTAACAGCCGCTGTGTTAAATAAAGGTACTGTTGTTAATGATGTGCAAGTGCTAAACATATTAGCCATACCAGTAACGGATGCTGTGTTAAATAACGGTACTGTTGTTAATGATGCGCAAGTGCTAAACATAGTATTCATACTAGTAACAGCCGCTGTGTTAAATAAAGGTACTGTTGTTAAGGAGTAACATCCACTAAACATACTAGCCATGCCAGTAACTAATGCTGTATTAAATAACGGTACTGTTGTTAATGAGTAACATCCAGTAAACATATTATCCATACTAGTAACAGCCGCTGTATTAAATAAAGGTACTGTTGTTAAATTTCTGCAAACATTAAACATATTACTTGTAGTTGTAACGCTACTTGAAGACGACGATATACTAACATCTCTTAAGTTTACGCAACCATTGAACATATATGCATAACTCGTTAAACTTGCTGAATGCTGTCCAACCGTAGCGGATTCCAGTAGTCGGTGTACTACAGTGTTTGTTACCCCCGCTATCACAATACTGGTTAAATTCGCACCATTAATTGCTATATCAAGCCAAGAAGAATCATACGCAGATAATCCAGCAAACCCTGTACTAGCGTTGTTTTTTATGTTTAGATTTATATTTGTTAAATTAGCCGTTGTTGGTGTTACCGTTACAATAACTTGTTTGTACGTTAACCCATTGTGCGTGATAGGTGTACCCGACACTGTTGCATAATCATATAAATAATTAGCTTGTGTCCCAGACGCTATTGCTACAGTAGATGAACCGTCACCCCAATCAACCGTATAAGTCCCTGCTGATGTGGTTGCAGACAAAGCAATATAATTAGATTCTTCAAAAATAGCGTACAAACCAACAAACTTTTGTTGCCCTGTAATATCAGGAAGTGTAGTCCAGTTAGGGTCACGCACCCAAGGTGTTGGTATTGGTTGCGGACCAAGATTCTTTTTACTTGCTAACTTTGAACTTAATCTACCGACAGACATTAGGTTAACTCCGAACCGTATAATGAAAATGTCACGTTAGCACTACCAGCATACACGGTTACTACGTCAGTTGTTGCAAGTGTGATACCCAATGTAAAAAACACCGCGTCATATTGGTTAACTGGAGCATCGTAAATGATATAGTGTTGATTTGCTAAAGATGCGCCAGCAGGTCTGACTGCCACCCTAAATGTCGTACTTGCACCGAGAGCTGTAATAATAAGCGTACTGCACACAGCAGACGTTGCAGAAGGTACGGTATAGAGCGTTGTCGCTGTTGTAGCCGCTGGATTAGATTGTCCTAAGACTTTATATGTTGTTGCCATTTATGCACCCATTAAAAGGAAAGTTTGTTCAAAACCAGTAGTACCACCACCACCACCGCCTGTAGAATTAACAGTTTGGTTAGGCCATGTGCCGCTAATGGTTACATTGGTTCCCGCAACAAGGGAGAATGTCCCTCCAAGATAAGTAGCTTTCTCAGCAGGGTAGGTAACAAACACATCTTTAGTACCCGCAGTAAATGTAACTAAACTACCCGAATTACTTGATGCTAACACCGTATCTCGGCTTAACGTATTTCCAGCGCTTGTGTAAGTGCCGATACCTACTTCCCAGTTAGTACCTGTCTGGTCTGCTATAGTGTAGTAAGTGGTATTTGCGTTACCGATAGCAGCTAAAAATGTTTGAAATCCTGTAGCGGCACCCGCTAAAGTAATAGCAGTAGTACCTGTTGAAGTAGTTGTTTCTTTAACTCTATCTGCTAAAACTAAAGCCATGTTTCACCTATGCACTTGCTGTGTATGTAACTACGATTGTATCTCCAGATACTACCGTGCGGTTTCCACCAGTAAAGTTACCTGCTGAATACAAAATGCCTGTTGTTGTAGCTCGTACTTGAGTTTGGCACATCAAAGCTCCTGCGATAGTAGCTGAAGCATTAATGCTAAAGGATGCCGAATTAGAAGTCAGTGAACCCGCAGAAGCTGTACCAAATGTAGTGGTAATACGGTTAGACCCTGAGTAAGCTGTACTTTCAGTCCATCCCGCATGAGAAGCTAAAGTATCCCCAGCCGCATAAGTAGGCGAAGATGCGCCGTCAACTAGCCCCATATACCAAGCTGCTGTATACGCAGCTCCTTTAAAATACTGAGTAAGTAAATCATTCTTACCCACAGTCACTACTAAATTTTTAATATTGTCTTCCCACTTCACATTACCACCAACATCAAGACATCTAACGTCATAGTGGCCTGTAATTTGGATTTGTTCGTTAGTTTCCCCACCTCGAATAAGGTTTACACCTGTGGAGTCTTGCGCATCTACTTTTTCTGTGTGCATATTAATACCTAATTGGATGAGCGAATGATAGCTGAAGTGCTTGTGTTCGCTGGAAAAGTTATTGTAAAAGTTGAGGTTGTTACCTTATCGCTACCAAAATCCAGTACAGCAACAGAGCGGTTAGCTTTAGAGCTATTATATATCAACGCGCCACGTACTGTGAAACTTGCTGAAGTCCACGATATATTATCAAAGCTGATATACGCAACACCACTTGCTGAACTGACTACAGGGTTTAAAAGCGTTTGTCCTGTTGCCGTATACCCAGCACCTGAAATCTCACCTGTAGCAGTATACGCAATAGTATCTTGATTTAAAGTAGCGTTAGCGGTGTACAGAGCAATTTTAAACGTATCCGTAGTGAAATTATGGATAGCCTCGTAAAGCTCTTTTTTAAAGCTAGTTGTTTGGCCTTGTACTATCATCTAACAGGTATCCTTGCTTGACCGTTACGGTACGCATCGCCTCTGTCTTTGCCCGTAGCTAATGTATTGAGTAAGTTCATAGCTTCTTCGTAGCGTTGACGATAAGTTGTCATAATCTCGACGTCCCCTTTAAGGAACGTGTACGCTTCTAATATAGAACCGTATAGCAACGCAGAGTCAAAGTTTTCACCTAGCCATGTATTACCACCAGACTCTTCACTTGTAATAGAAGGCGGGTAGTAGAAGTAGTGAAGCTCTGTTTCATACTGCACATCAGGTGTAGGCCCTAAGATAAACGTCAATTCGTTTATATCATTAGACTGCGGTCCAAAGATAGCATAATACTTAGGCGTCCCATAACTTGTTGGACTTGGGTAAGCTTCGCGGATGAAGTTCACGTCTTTGTTTAAAAGGTATGTATACTCACCAGATGTAGGGTCAATAACCGCAATAGAGTAGGCCGATAAAAAGTCACCCGGACATTGCAGATATTTATTGTGCAGAGTAACTACACCCGTGACGTTTTTACGCAAGTCTGGAAGCTGTATTGAATTGTAAATACGCTGCTCCGCCTCTTGAATAAAGAGGTTAACTTGCGCAGTAGAAAACGTGTTCTCTACATAGTCTTGAATTGCTGCTGCCAGTTCTGCGTAAGTCATAGCTTATGCCATCGGTCCGCGTGCGATTTTACCTTTCGTTGCAGCGCCGTTTCCACGAGTTTTAACACCAGACGTTTTAATGCCTGTCTGTGGATAGCCTGCTACTTTTGGAGTAGGTTCTGTTTTAATTTTGCCTGTCATGGTAGTTCTCTAAGTTGTGATTGTAACAGTGCCAACAGACGCGATGGCAACAAGGTAATTAGGTGTAAGTACTGCATCAAACTGTGAAGCGCCACCAACTGGTGCCCAACCCCATTGAAATACACGACTTCCGTCTTCTGGGTATTGTAACGTATTTAAGCCCGATTGATAATAACTTGTATCAGGGCGCGGGTTACGCAATGCCTGTGGGTCATACACAGGATAAAGCCCAAGAAGTAACTGTGGGTGGTCAGGGTCCCAACACGAAGGGCAGACTAAAATATTGGTTACTTTAGTCTTAATCGTTAATTTCTTAAGGTCTTTTAACTGAAACCTTTGAGAGCACCTATCGCAAAACGCATGACTCCACTTCCCTGAAGAGTATTTAACTGACATCTAAGTCTCCTACAAATTCTGGGTATCTACGTGCGTATTCCACTTTCCAAGTATCCCCGTAATTTCGTTTTATATTTGAAATTCGCCCTGCGCGTTTTCTGTTTTCGATTTGCTCAGGTGTACATTTATATCCTTTGTTATAGGCATTACCTTTTCGAGCATTTATAGACTTTTCTCTATAGCTTGGGTTTGCCCATAATGCTTTAGTGCGTTCAGCTTTCTTTTTACGTTCTTCATCAGTAAATGCAATTCTACCATCATTTCGTTTCATTGTATTTTCTGTAGGATTTAATGCACCTATACAACTAGCTTCATAAAACTTTAAATTCTCTTTAGCACAGATGATTAGTACTTTTATATCAAATGCTGACGCGCCATGTTGATGATACGTCTTGTTAAAATTGTCATATGTGGTTACTTGTTCGTTATTGTGCATACTGCTTAGGTGTTGTCCTAGTCTATTTCTAATGTTTGTAGAACTACCTATATATGTTTTATTAGTATCCGTATCTGTAATCATGTATACACCACCAACGCTACCAACTGTGAATGACGCTAATCTACTATCTTTATATTGATTTGCCATAACCCCTCCTATACTTAGAAAGGGATACTTTACCACATCAGTCACACCATTGTCCACATCAATCACATATTTAAACGTGCATAATCCGTGGAACAAACCGATTACTCGCTTTCTCTCTGTCTTCTGACATAGCTAGGTCAAGTTGCTGTTCATAGTCTGCTTTAAGCATTTGAATACGGTTAGGGTCTACGCCAGCAATCTTCATACTTAAATAACTAGCAAGTCCTGCTACCATAGCGTTAAGTAAACGGAACGGAATATCTTGAGTATTAACAGCATCTCCAGCATTCTCTAATCTACGTAAGCGCCAGTAAACAAGGGTGTAGTATGAGTCTTGGTCTGGTGTTGGCCACACATTAATCTGAGGTTTTCTGCTAGTGGTTACTGCTGCGTCAGGGTAAGTTGCACCAGTTTGACGGTTTATCCATACTTGAATCGGTCTACCCTGTGCATTCTTATTAGGGATGGTAGAGTAAGTTGAGCCGGATATACGGTTAATATTAATATCAACTTGGTTTTGCCCTGTGCCTGTACGTACTACATGGTCGAGTAAATCAATAGTGTCATCGGGTAACGGATACTCAATTTGACCTTGTACAAGTGCGATTGTGCCTTCCTCAATCGTCCATAAATTAATACCACGATTTGCCCATTCTATGGTTAGAAGGTTTAGAGAACGTCTAGCTGTGCGCATATCATAACCACTGCGAAGCTCTTGTCCGCAGCGTTCAAACGCCTCTTCTACGAGGTCACCTAAATCAAGGTTAAAGTTTGCTGTACCCGATGTCGTCATTTCTTTTTACCTTTTCGTCCAGGGAGTTTTTTAGGATTAACTGCTCCCATACCTCTACAGGGTCTCATAGGTATTTACCCTTTGTATGACCTTTAGTTGCACAACCATCACCACGTTTAGAAGCCGATGTACGTGATACATTTCCGCCTGATGCAAACTTTCTAGCTGGTACTTTCTTAGCAGGTTTAGGTGGACGTTTAGTCATGCCGCCTTTTTTCATACCGTCTACATTTTCAACAGCATCAAGCTTACCTTGAGTATTCATGTCTTCTGCTGTAGTAGCGTCTGAATCTAACGGCGCACGAGAAGCATTCCAATCTCTAAACTCTTTTAACGCCGCTCTAGCACGGTCACCTTCAGTAGGACCTTTAGGTTTACTAGTACCTGACTTTAATGCAGGTTTACTTGCTGCTGGCGTTTTTGATGCAGACGCTTTAATCTCTACATCAGGGGTTGATGCTTTTGCTTTAGGTTGACCCATTAACTCAGCAGCTCTATCTTTTGCGCTTGTAGCTGTGTAAGAATCTTTAGGCCCTTTATAAGGCGTTTCATCTTTTTCTAAATCACTAGGCATCAATGCCCCAGCAGCAATTTGTACAGGTGCTGCAGCTAACCCAGCCGCTCCACGACCTACAATAGGGGCAGCTTTACTCAATGCACTTAAAGCTCTAGACCCACTAGTAGCTGAAGATAATCCTTTAGATACAGCATTTGACAATCTACTCGCTGCACCTTCAGATGCACTCCCTGCTCTAGTAATAGGCTTAGACACACGTTCACCTTCATACACGTTACCAGACGATTTACCTGATGCACTTTTAGGTACTGAGCCAGATACTTCACCTTCGTATACTTTAGGTGATACTGCACGGCTTGATGAAGATGAAGATGAAGATGATGGCGAAGATACATTTTTACCGCTAGTAGAACTAGCTGAACTAGACCCTCTATTAGAAACTACACGTTCACCTTCAATCGCATCTCTACCAATACTACCAGCTGATTTGGTTCTTTTTGCTAGCTCACCGCCGTTTAATTCGCCTTCGTATACTTTAGGACGGATAGAAGTTGACTTAGCTGAACTAGCTACGCCTTTACTATTAGGAGATGACACTTCCCTTGTTTTTCTAACGGCTACTTCTTTTTGATATACAGGCGGTTTTGACGCAGGTTGTGCGCCATTAGGGCCACGCTTAATATAGCGTTTAGGGTCTGAACTGCTACCACCTTGACCAAAGCGTTTTACTTTTGCCATGACAATCCCCTAGACCATTGTACCTTTAGTGTGACCTTTAGATGCGACACCGTCTGCACGAGTAACACCGCCTTTAGCATAGCAAGAGCCGCCCATAGCCATCATCTTACCCTTTGTATGACCTTTAGTTACACAGCCATCACCACGAGTAACACCGCCTTTAGCCATACATTTGCCACCATCTTTCATCTTTTTAGAGTCTTCCATCTTCTCACCTTTAGCATATTGCTGTGGAGTGAGTTTACCAGATTTAATAGCTTTGCCTTCTTTAAGCTCTTCGCTGTAGGTTT